ATAACGAGTCGTGGTTCTGGACCAGTTGTCTTCGATGGATTGAACTCTGGGTCCACCAACTTCATGTAAGCATAAAAGTTTTCCGTGAAGTACAACATATTGTAGAACTTCTTGGGGATCCTACGCATATCCACAAACTGTCGGCAGATGTGATCTTCAGGAAGATCCTTCACGCACTTCAGAGGTTTGAGTAGATCGTGTTTTGGTTTAAACTTTGGTTTACTGAATATCATTTCCGTCCTCTTTACGTTATTAGTTTTGCCACTCTTGAACTGCTCCATGGCATACTCTTTACACATAGACGGATCAACCTCTTTCATGAAGTTGTAGATGTTTGATCCAAAACCACAGTTGAAACACTTGAAGAAGAAGTTGTTCTGCTTCTCGTAGAAGAACCCCCTCGCCTTACTCTTGTTCTTCTGTGAGTCACCACAGATAGGACAACGACATTGTGCTAGGTTTCCCTTCTTCCAAGCGAACCGATCGAGTTTACCTGAAACTAAATTAATGAACTTTTTATCTATGTAAGATGTCATATCGTCCAGTCATTTACTGTCTTCGACTTGAACTTACTGTCGAAGTTGCTCCCATCAAACCCACTACCGTAGCCGTTTCCTTCTTCTTGATTAGAATCGACTAGTGCTTGCTCATCAACACTAGAGTCTGCTAGTTTCATCTTGGCACGATTGATATCAAGAATAAACTTCCTGTTAACTGCTGTATCATTATACCTGTTCTTCAACTGCTTTACAAGTACTTGATTCAATTCATCCAACTCTTCTGTCGCAATCAGTGCGATCATAAAGTCGGCAGTGGCTGGAAGTCCGAACGACTCAGATGTATCTTCAAGTCCAAAGTCAGAGTTTGTAAACCCACTTCGATTCACCTGAGTGGCAGAGAAGATAGGAACGTTCTGCTCCACGGCAAGACCACGAAGTTCTTCGGCGATTGACTTGATGATTGTGTATGAGTTGGCACCACCATTGGCCTTAACACGACTAGAAGTACAGATGTTGAGGTAATCAATAAAGATGATATCAGGAGTGAACTGCTTTTTCAATTTAAGTTCTTCAATGAGAATACGAAAGTGATTCGCATTCGCTGTAGCAGTTGGATACTCCTTGATAATCAACTTCCCACTAATTCCCCTCGTAGCGTTCTGTAGTTTCTTCTGATACATTTCGTAGGGAAGATCCTTGAGATCATCAAGTGTGATGTCCATAAGATTGGCGTCGATTCTCTCCGCAATCTTTTCTTCGGCCATCTCACATGTGATGTACAGAACGTTTTTGTTTTGTGACAAACACGCCGCTGCGTGGTGACACATGAATAGAGACTTACCAACACCAGTACCTGCCATGATGATGTTCAGCGTCTTGGCTGGAGTACCACCCTTGGTAATCATGTTCATAAACTCTAGATCGAACGCAATCTTGCTTTCTACTTTGTGGTAGAATTCGTATCTTTCGTCGGCGTCTTCGATGTAGTCGTGTCCGATGTGGGTGTCGAACGAGACTGCGAGGGCGTCCGATAGGATGCTTGGGATTGCATTCTCTGTCTTTGATTTCGATTTGCCGTCAATGATGTGGATCGATTCCATGATCGCATTGTATACCGCCTTGTCTTTACAGAATTTTTCAGTTTGATCGACCAGCCAATTGAGTTTATCCGACTCAACGGCCTTCGTGTAGGAACTCATCTCTTGTTGAATGGATTTGAACTCATCATCGTTCAGATCTTTACGCTCATTCAACGAAATTTCAATCGCTTCTTTTGTCGGTGGTAGCTTATATATACTAAAAAACTCTTTGATCTCAGAATACACAATCCCGTGAGTTCGATCGTGAAAGAACTCCTTACTCAAGTAGGGGAGAACTTTACGAGTGAACTCTTCATTGTAGATTAGATTTTCTAGAACCAAACTTTCAATCGTCTTCATACTTCTTGATTTCACCTTCACTCAAAATGGATGCTAGTATGTCACCAGCAACCTGTGTAAACTCTTCATCGACAACTTCGATTGGTGAGTCGAGTATATTATAGTCGAAACTCAACCGAAGTCTATCATTTTCTTCATCTTCTTCAAGGGAAACAGCACCGAACTGAAAGTCGGTGCCTTTGTATTTCCCCTCCGAGACAGTGATGATATCTGTTTCACTCAGATCCATCTTCGACCTCTGGTTCTTCTTCGACGGAGACACCATACTTAAACTCCTTACCAACGGCGACTTCAAGTTGTGCCATCACATCATCAGTGAAATACTTTTCAGCATCTCGATACAGGGCCTTCTCGAATACCTTGGTTCCACATGGAAGTTCAATGCGTGTCGAAACCTTCTTGAAGATCTCATACTTCAATGCGATATCAACAAGACCGTAGTAAGGATGTAGTCCAGTTTCATAGTTCAAGATAACATCAACCATCGAGTTCTCTTTGGTTACTCGACCCTTGAACAACTTACAGTGAACAATGTTACCGATGACATCAGTTCCTTCCTTCACCTTCTTCTTCGAGAGATATACGATGGTAGAGGCGGCATACTTTAGACCAGACCCACCACCCATCTCTTTCTGTGGGAACATAGAACCAATGACATCATAGGTGTGGTTGGTCATGATCATTGGAATGTTTGCTCGACCAAGTTTCAGAGTCAACACACGGAAGGTGGCCTTGACAATCTGGGCACGAGTCATATCCTTAGTAGTCTTACCTTCTGCGGTATCAACCATCTCTTTGTTAGTCGAAAGCATACCAAGAGAATCAAGAACGATGAGCATAGGCTTACGATCCTTCTTCTTTAGTTCAAGGTAGTTATCAACAATCGTAATCGCTTGATGTCGAAACTCTTCAATAGTGCTAACAGGGAACACTGCAACCCTAGCAGGATCACAACCACGTTCCTTGAACATATCTGAAGTCACGGCCTGCTCTGTGTCAAAATACAGAACAACACCATCAGGATTATCAACAAGAAACTTATGCACAATCCCAATAGTGAAATATGTTTTACCAGTGGCAGACTCTCCTGCGATAGCCATAATCTTATTATCAGGCATACCACCATAAAGGGAACCAGATAGAAGAGCGTTAAAAGAGTAAGAACCAGTATCACAGAATCCATTGATGTCACTTCCTTCTAAGCCATCAATAACAGTTGATGCGTATTCATTACCCGAACTTGAAATAATTTCATTCAAAAAACTCATGTATTCTCCTTAAGCGAATAGACTTTCTAGTGTGTTTCGTTCTTCTGCTGACCATCCAATGACAGTCAGGATGTTAGACAAAGGATCTAGGAAACCCTTGTCGAACTGTGTAGTATAATCGACAAACCTGTTCAAGTCAAACTCTTTCGGAAGAGATGACGGGAATGCCACGACGCGATCACCAATGTGGTTTGGAACCTTGAGGTAAACAAACTTGATCTTGTCTCCCTCTTGGATGATTGGATACTTCTTCTCAAGTTTCTTCTTCTTGAGATAATGATTATATAGAAGAGATCCCTTGACGCCGATCGGAGTTGACTTGCGATAGATGTGAGTCGCATCGGCATAGTTACCAAGGTTGTTAACGCCTCTTGGGAAAGCAACAGTCTCCACATCGAGTTTGTTGAACTCGGTTCGGAAGTCGGCGATGTATTGTTGCATCGTCTCTTCGTCATCATACATGATGATCTTGATTGCTTTCTTGAGTCGATCACGAATGATCTGTGGTGTAGAGGATCGAGTAGTTTCGATACCCATGATCTTCATCTTTGGCGTTTCATAACGAACACCTTCGGAGTCAATCACATTGAGCATGTATCGCTTCTTCGCAGTCCAGATACCCTTGTCTGAGATGACCTCTCGATCCATCACCATCTTGTTTTCATAGGCGTTCATCAACTCCGAGAGTTCATCATACTTTTTCTTGATGAAAGGAAGTATGATCTCCTTCGAACTCTTGTCGAGGAAGTTCGTGATCTTGTCCTTATCATCGCAGTCAGGAAGAACCCGATCCACAAGATTACCAAGGCGCAGATAAACAGAATCGGTGTCAGATGCCACAACATAGTCATAGTTTTCAGTGTCCAATGTTTTGTTTAGGAACTCGTTGAGTGCAGTCATAATCCAACGAATACTCAACTGTCCAGACAGAGTGATAGACTCTGCCATCTCTGTCGAGTAGTAACGAAAGTATTGATTACCAATCGCACCGTAAGCACTGTTCAACTGAATCTTACGAACCTGCTGGAAGTTGTGGAACTTAGCGATTTGATAATCGAGATCCTTGTTGGTAGGATCTTTCTCCTTCTGCTTCTGACACTCGATCATCTTCTTCTTGAACTCTTTGCGTTCTGCATACATCTTGTTCATCAACGAGGGCAAGAAACCCTTCGCATCAGTGCGGAACGTGTTACCTGTAGCAGCAACAGAAAGGTTCTTGTCCTTGTGCTTCTCGATGTAGGCCAGTGTCTCAGGAGTCTTGTCGAGAATCTTGTCAACATCAAGTCCACGCCAGATACCGTCGTCGGTAAGCGTCTCGGGACTGATGTTGTACATCTCGATCAAGTGAGGATAGAGTGAGTTGAGGTCGAACGACACAACCCAGTCATGCATACCAGTGATTGGTTCCTTCACATACGCACCAGCATACTGGTCAGTTTTCTTACCGATGGTCTTGGGAGGAATCACGATGTTCTGCTCACGCAGATAGTGATAGATGATTGCGTCCCACGTTCGCACCTGTGAGAATACATCCTCGAAGTTAACCTTGGCGGAGTAAGCAAGTGCCAAGGAGAGTTCGATCAGTTTGAGTTTCTCTTCGAGTTGCTGAACCAGTTCAACGTCAACGATATTGTACTCGATGAACTTCTGAAAGTCTTTCTTGTAGAACTCGCGGATCGAATCGTGTTCTGCATAGGACAGTTTCTTCTTACCCAGTTCGACAAAGGCAATGTGATCGAGACGATAAGACTCTTGGTTCACATAGGTGAAGGTCTTGTAGAGGTCAAGGTAGTCGATGACGGCGACACCATTGATATGAAACGCCGTTTGATCACGACCCATCTTCGTGATGGTCTTCTCCTTGATCTTGTTCCACGGAGAGATCTTCTTCGCTTCGTCTTCACCAAGCACTCGCTTGATACGATTGACAAGATAGGGGATGTCGAAGAACTTGACGTTCCAACCAGTCACGATGTCAGGGAAGTCCTGCTGCCAGTGGTAGATGAAACGCTGAAGCATCTCCTCTTCAGTGAAGGCAGTATGAACCGTGATGTCTTCGCGGTCAGTGTCAAACTCACCGAGACAGAACACATTCATCTTGCCTCGCATCAGCATACTGATAGCGATCACCTTCTCTTCGGGATCATCTACCTGTGGGAATCCATACTCACACTCAGTTTCGATGTCGATGTTTGCCACACCGATTTGAGACATATCATACTCGATCTCAGCGGGAAACTTGTCCGCAATGAAAGGATAGATGTAGTCTGTGTTGCCGAAGATGCGGAACCCATTGATGTGCTTGTACTTTTCCACGAACTCTCGGCAGTCATGAATGGTGCCAGGTTGAACTGGCTCCAAACGATGACCGTCGAGAGAACGATGGATGGATGTATCGCTGGTGCTAGGCACAAACAGGGTAGGATGATACTCTACCCTGTCTGTGATTTGCTTTCCGTTTTCATACCCGCGATACAGAACATTCTTGCCGTAAACACAAACGCTTGTGTAGAATCTACTCATTCAGGAGGACTTCCTTAGTCGAATAACCATCTGCTGATGTGACGGTTTTGTCAGTTGTCTTGTCTTCCAGAAAGGCAGACAAGAGAACCATATAGTTGATTACGTCTACTATTGTATCATTAAATGATTCATTTTCAACATGCATCTTCCCACAATCGATAAAAGATGACAGACGGCTCATCTTGTCTGTGATGCGGGTGAGGAATCCTTGCTCGGTAGTACAGATGCCCATAGCCTCCACGCGAGTGAAGTTGGCAAAAGGCTCATTACCATGATCTCCTGCATAGTCTCGATTCTTTAGAGACATGAGTTCTCTTGCCTGATTACAGATTTCGGCATGATAGATTAAAAGTTCATCGCGTGTCATATTATACTCCTGTAGATCCGAAACCGCCGACGCGGTTGGTCTTTTGTGATTCTGGTGTTGCTTGTGTGTAGGTGACATATCTAACTTGCCTAGCATATTCAATAATCTCTACCTGAGCGATACGATCGCCGTGGGTAATATTGAAGGGCGTGTTTGTGGTGTTGTGAAGTGGAATAAACACTTCATGACAATAGTCAGAGTCAATCACACCTTCTGCATTAATGAGAGTGATCCCATTCTTTACTGCAAGACCTGATCGTGGATGCAGACGGGCAGAGAAACCAATGGGAATATCCATTACCATACCAGTCGGAATCAAAGCACGACACTTTGGGTTCAGAGTGAATGTGCAGATCGGAACATCACTGTCGAACACAACATCGGGCATGGTAGTGTGTGGTTGGTTGTAACCGTCATACCACTTGATCTCACGAATCAATGGTGCAACATCTTCGGGGGTGACAGGGCCACGCAGGTGAGCGTG